CAAATAGAAATGGCTTGTCTGATTTTGTTGATAGGTTAAGAGAAAAAAGAAAGTCTGAAAAAATTAGTATGATAAAATTTAATCATAAAGACGTGGTAAGACACAGAGTTGTAAACGAAGTATTAGATCTTTACAATTAATTTTTTCGGATAATATGATAGCCGAAAACAGTAGGGCAAGGTCCACTCATTTCTCCTACTCCTAGGTTTTCAAGATAGTGGATAAAATCTTTATCCATTGTTTTCTTTTCAAATGTTCCAAGATTTCCACCGTTGACTTTGCTTGGACAATCGCTGTATTTTTGTGCGGCTTCTTCAAACGTGATTGCACCACTTAATATTTCTTGTTGTACTCTACCTGCTTCAAATAATGCTTCTTCTTGAATACGTTGACTTGTGGCTCTTTGAGCACCTTGATATGCAATTAAAATATGGCTTGCTCTATACATCTATTAAATATCTCCAACTTGTTGGAAACTCCTTGTTACAAATATTATGTATTTCGTCAGCAATGAATCGTGTTTCTTCTTGAGTATCTTCAGCACATCTTAGATTACAAACTCTAGCAAAGGCATATAAAGTTCCTGACCAAATCCATTCAGTCATCATACTTTGTGGCAAAACCATACGTGCTTGTTCTGGAGCAACTCCTTTTTCAATCAATGCTTTATAAATTATTTTGCATTGTTGCATGGTCATATCTAGTCTATGTTGTTCATTGCTGTCTATTGAAACTGTGCCATCTGAACCTTGTTTGCTGTTTTGTGGTCGTCCTCTCCATTCTTTTGGTTCGTATAGTTCAGGCTCATAGTCGACGTAGCGTCTACTAATCTCGTTCCATACTAGCCCAACCTGATGCTTTACTAATTGTCTAGCAACGAACACAGGTGCTTTAATTCTAAATTGTAGACTTGCATGAGCAAACGGTGACCAATGATTATGTGTTGCAAGATACTTTATAAGTTTTTCATCTCTATCGGAAAGCACACCCGGAGTAGGACCTGCAGGAGTGATAGATTCCCATTCAGACTCTTTGCTGTATGATACTCTAGCGGCATTCACAACAGAAAGATCACTGCCCATTTTATCAATCAGTTCAACTTTCATCAAAACTCCTTAAATGTTTTGTAGTCTAATCATTGTTGCCGCAAGATTAATCTCAGGATCAGCAACAAGTGTGTGGTCAACCAAACCTTGTTTTATAACAAGTATTGCTTTTTCTTGTTTTGCTTCATCACCAAACAATGCAACATTATCATACAACCATTTGTATATGTCTTCTATTTCATCTGGTCTTGCTTGACTGCAAACAAGTTTTCTTGCTTGACTTATTTTGCCTGCTTTGAACAATTCAACCATTTCTAATTTGTAATCTGCATCTGATTTGTCTGCTGTATTAGGAGCAACCAGTTGTCCTTCTTGTGCATTCATTTGCACCATGTTAATACATTTTCTTAGATCAGGATATGTTGCTTTCACATATGTGTCTAATATATCCAAGTCAGGAGTAACTCCTTCGCCCATTAATATTTTTGCCACTCTTGTTGTAAATTCTGTTTGATCAATACGTTCTATATGAAAGCCTTGACATCTAGAATGCAGTGCAGGAATAATTCTGTTTGGATAGTTACAAGTCAATATAAATCTGCTTGTTGTATGATACTCTTCCATCACACCACGCAATGCCGCCTGTGCATTGGGAGATAGATAATCTGCCTCATCAAGCAACACAACTTTAAATGCTCCAAACGGAATCATTTGAACAAAGTTGATAATATTGTTTCTTACATCTTCTACAGAGTTTGTTCTACTAGCATTAATTTCTAGCACATCTAAATCATTTATTTCAAGTTCATTCAACAACACTTTTGCCAATGTTGTTTTACCAATACCTGCATTACCGCTGAATAATAAATGCGGAATAGTTTTTTCTTTTACCCATTGTTCAACTTGTTTACGTTGATGATCATCTCTAAAAACATAGTCAGCGATTGTTTTAGGACGATATTTTTCTACCCAAAGTTCTTTCATAAGACCACCGTTAAAATAATTAAAATTAATCCTACCAACGCAAGGAAATATCCTGGTGCGTGTAATAATGGAATCCGTTCAATAAAAAGTAAAAGTTTTTTCATCCAATTGGTACGTAATGCACTATTGCGATTACTATTATAGTTGTTATTGCTAATGCTGTCAAGATTGGTCCCATTATATTATGTTCCTTTTTATTAGTTTTAATATTCTTTGTCTCATTTTGTATTGATTGAAATAAGCATAACACTTTTCTAATGTCAACACTTTGTCTGTATGATCTTTCAATGTGCTACACATCCATTCAGGACTTTTTTCATTAAGACGTTGCAGTTCTTGATCATCAAATTCAATCAATTTAATTTTTTCTGTTGTGTTAAATTTATAGTATATTAACGGATCACCCTCTTTGATGTCAATAGTTTTTGCATCTTGTTTAATCATAAATGCAGGCTTACCTGCAACTCGAAACCAATTACCAATATCAAAACTGCTAGATATAGTGTGTGTCCATTTTGTGAAATCATTTTCATCATAGTATGCTGGTAATTGTGTTGCCACTAAAGATTTTTCTGCAAAGAAAAGATAACCCATTCCTAATTGGTGGATTCCCCATTTGCCTTGTGGATCTCCAAGAAATGCTTTTGCAAAATCTAATTCTTGTTTTAAAACATTCAATTTGTTTATTTGATTGTCTACTTCAATCTGTATGTCCACAGGAGATTTAATTACAAAAACATTTTTTAAATCATCAACAATAGCAGGACACTTGGATACAACTGGCCCAAAAAATTCTTGATAGTTTAAATGTTGAAGCACAGGTTCGGGTGCTGGAATACGCAATCCGCTCATCATTGCTTTGGGATTGAGTCCCATCTTCATTAAATCTTCATGTTTAGGATAAGACCTTGTCCAGTAAACTTTAATCATAATATTTTTTATACTCTTGTCCTATTCCTGATAGTATCAGAACTATGTACAAAATGGGCCATGCCCAATGCACAAGATATCCAGTAATGTGTAAAGTCATTAAAACAATACCAGTCAGTCCTGTTGTGTTTATACCAGAATACGATTGTGGAAGTTTCATTCTTTAAGTATAAAGGAAATTGTTTAGTTTGTCAAGTTTTAGTTTATTACTTTGGCGGCGTAATAATCGTCTGGCATATAGTCACCGTGCAATAAAATTGATTCCGATTCTACCATCCAAACTGTTTTGATTTCTTTTGTTTCTGGATCTTGCATTTTGACACCTCTACTCCAACGTCCATGTTGTATCAAAATCCAATCACCTGGATTAAGTTCGCTAGGACCTTTTGGCCCAACTGCAAACACTTTGCCCCATCTTGGTTTGATCCCATGGACTTGTCCGTCATCGCCAGGAATAATCAAACCAGATTTAGTTTTGTAATCGTTAAAGTTCATGTCTGTTACAAGAACTCTAGATTTAATTGGACGAAGTCTACCTTCGTGTACTTGGATTGGAGCCACTATTACTGCTCCTTCTTAACGAAATTGCCTTCTGAATCCTCAACCCACTCAACATCTTCTTGAGTAGCAGTTTCAACAACTTCTTCTTGTTTCACTGGTTCATCTGCTTGAACTTGTTGTGGAGCAGTGTCTACTTTTTCAGGAACTTTTGTTGGATTGTCTCTGTAGTAGTCTGCAAGAACTTCTTCTCTCTTTTTAACAATTTTGCCACCAGGACCTAACTCATCACCACGAGCATTAACTTTGGCATTTCCTACTGCTGGAGTTAATTCGTTTCTTTTACGCAACAAATCCATATCAATTGGTTTGCCTTGCATTGTTTTGTAAGTCTTTTTTCCTGTTTGTTTAATAGCCATTGTGTTCTCCTATTATGTATGTATTTATCTGATGAACTCTCGCCAGTCTAGTCCATATTGAATCGAGTCTACTTTGTGTACTCCTAAAAGGAACAACACGTAACTAGCCACCGAACTGCCTCTGCCTACACCCCATACCAAATCATTTTCTCTCATATGGGATACCAAAAAGTGCATAAACTTCAAAACTGTCATCATGTTTTTAGATTTAAAAGCATCTAGTTCTTCTTTGACTCTTGCTTTTGCTGTGTCATTGTTAGGACATATAGAATCAATGTACTGTTCAATGTTTATGTTTTTGTAACTGTTTGGCATAAACCATTCAGATTGTAAAGCAGTATCAAATTCTGATTGGTCAACATCAAGTGCTTGATAAAATTTTAGCATACTACCAATTTCTGTATCTTTTACACTTTGATTAAATTGTTCCGTGTCAGTATTCTTTTCACACAACACTTGATTAATTTTATCTATTTTTCCTTGATAGATCAACTCAATAAGATCATCCGCACCGAACTTAGGTACTCCTAATGTATCAATTTTCATATGTTTATTTTAATCGATATTGATGAGATTGTCAAGATCATTACCTGTCTGTTTATCCATTTCAAGTTTTTCTTTGGCATACCTCATTTTAAGTTCTTCTTGGTAATCTGTCAAGAAGTAAAAAATTTGGTTTTTGATCTCTGGATTTCTGGCAGACAGATATTTTTTTCTTAATTCATTAACTTTGGCTTCCACTTCTGGTGTGGACAGTTCTGACAAGTCTTGTGTCATCGGATGAATATTGTTTGCAGTCATTAGATAAATTTGCCAACGAATTCCATAAACACAGTCAATCCACCATTGTAACTCCAAAATTTGTATATTACAGGATTGCTGGCATCACTTACTGTTATTGGATTAGAATAAGTTTCTTCTATTTTAAAAGTACCACCTGCTACTGTGGCAAATGTAACAGTTCTTGGTGTTGCATTGTTTGAAAGTAATTCTACGTAAACTATATCTTGTTCATTGTTTGTGTTTGACCATTCGTTGAATGTTAAAGTGATTGGAGCACTACAAATAAATTTTTGGTAGTGTCCATTGCTTAGATTAATATCTTGTGAACTAGCAACTGTACCACCGTCAAAAACTTTTACTTTGTTTGCAATAAACAATGCACCACTTAATTCATTATTTTGAAAATTGTTGTTTGCATTTAATTTTGCTGTATTGCTTTGTAAATCTGTAATCTCAGACTTTGCTGTGTTTAAATTGTTTTTTGTTGCAGAGAAATTATCTCTAAATCCTTGGCTAGGATTGTCCTGTCCAGCAACTGGAAAGGCTTCGTTTATTTGATCTGGATTAATACTGCTTGTCATAATATTACTTATATTTATCTATACGTTATGCTCATAATTTGGAAACATCACATATTGTTTATCGCTGTTTTCGTTTGATTTTGTTATAATATACCTATCAATTTCAAAATTAATATTTTTAATATCAAATGTGTTGTTTTGAATTGCACTTAAAACATTTTGACTTGTGCCAGGTTTGCAATAAACCAAAGGTACCGCAGTAACGTAACCTAATTGTGTCACCGAATCTTCTTGTGGTGTACGCATCCATAATGGCAGTAATGAGCCTTTAGTATTTCCTACCTGTTTAATATTGTCTCTCATATTTGATACATTAGAAATATATTTGATATGTTCTTCAGATGCACTGGCTTTGATTAGTGTACTGCTTACTTTAATTGTACTGTTGATTGGTCTATCTCTATATGGATCTGCTGGAGCATTATTTTGCACTAATCCTGCTACAACAGACAGACCATTTTGTAAAACAACTTCTAGTGTTCCACTTTGCACATCTAAAACAAGTATGCCACTTCGTGCAACAATTTCTATATCTTCACCGAGACTTGATGAAATAACAGGGTTTCCATTTTGATCTAGTAATTCATAAAAAGCACCGCCAACATTCAGTCTAGTACTATCATCTATTACTTCAAGATCAGTTTGATTTATTCTTAATTTATTTTTATCATTTGCACTAAATGACTTCGCTACTTGTCCAACGTTTGTATCTTTTTCGTCTACTATATCTGCATAAACGACTTCATATACAACATCATCGGTTCCTTCAAATTTTGCCACTGCTGTTTTAATCGCTCCAAAATTAAATCTTCTACGTTTATGATTAGAACTTACAGCACTGACATAATGTTCTACATTTTTAGTTTCTATTCCAGCATACACTAACATTTCTAAATTCTTTTGAATTCCGAATGCTGTGTCATTGGGTCTGTAAACATATTGCGGATCAAAAATTTCAGGATCACTTATAAAGTCAGAAAATATTGATCTTTGCTCTGTTGTCAAAAATGGTTTTACATACACATCAGAGTATTCTTTTGGATCTGATAAATCAATTTTTATATTAAATGTTTTATTATCACTTTGGAATCCAAATCTGTCTTGTGATGTTACTGTAAAATCATACTTTCTATCTATAGAAGTAATTCCACCATCCAATGTAAAATTGCCACTGTCTATGAAAGTTACTTTTTTACCGTCTAGTCTTCCGTTAATTTCGCCATCTAAACTTAATTGTAATCCTGGCGGTAATGTTCCATTAAGTAACACATATTTTAAACCAGCATCAGTAACTGAACTGTTTGCAGTCAATCTAAAATTACTTACTTCGTCTGGAGTAATCGAACCAACATCAGCACCAGACACCCATGTGATTGTGCTGTCTACCTCTCCTAAAAATTTTACAGTAAATGTTTTTGTGCTTTGTACTGCTTCATCTGTAGAACCTGTTAAAAATAATTTAAAGTAAGTGTCTCCTTGAAATGCACCAATGCTTATATTTTGTCCTTCAACAAAGTTTCTTTGCAGAGGTTCACTCAATACTAATTTTTCTAATGCTGTTGCATTAATATTTTGTAAACTAGGTTCGCCTTCATCTAACACAGTTTGTATATCTGTAATTGTGTATTCTTCTGTGTCAGAAAAAATTAATTTTTTTCCAACGTATTTTTGTTTGTCTATTCTATTGTACACAAATATTTCATTGTTTGCTCTGGTAATTGCTGTTGGACTATTAGAATATGTGTCAGGATTATAAACTGTGCCATTAAACACAATAACATCACTTGCTGTTAAATTTTGATTCAATGTTAATACATCATAAAAATCATTTGACCCGTCTACACCAGTAACTAGATATGTTACTGAATTAATTGTAATGTATTGGTTTATTAAAGAATCTAAATCGTTTATTCCATCTGTTGTTGTTAAATCTAATTTTGCTATTTTTAATTGATCAGTTCCTTGCATCTGATCTTCGTATGGATTAATTGTAACGCCAACTAGTTCACTTTCTCTTCCATATCTCAATGCACTAATGGTAAATTTATATTCTTTAGTTACTGTTGGTTGGTATGGAACTCTGCCTAACACTTCACCGGATTTTGTATCTAAAATTGTTCCAGGTGGAAGTTTAGATAATGAACCGTCATCATTTGTATTTTCCAAAATGTATCTCAATTCGCCTTGTGTAGCATTTGGATCAAATACTTCTAAAAATAAAGTAATATAGTTGTTTGCTCTTCTAAATCCTAAATCAGAAGGAGTTAACCATTGAGGCTTTCTCAAATATGTTCCATCAGAAGTAAAAGTACCAGTACCAACTTGCATTGTGGAATTGTCTGCTCTTAAAAAATCCTCTCCAACAACAAATATTTCAAATGGTCTTATCACTGTGTTAATACCATCTGTTACTGCTACATTAAATTCAAAATTTCTATTAAGTTTTCTAGGCTGTCTTGATGTATCGTTAATTTCTAAATCATAATAAAAACTACTAGCGGCTCTTACACCTTGTTCACCAAAGTCAAATAAGAATCTGTCATAATCATTCGAATCATATGTTCCACGTCTTGATTGTATGTCTAAAGCAAGTATTGGATCTATCACTCCGGAAATTAAACCTGTTTTGCTTAAAGTTAAGCCAGGTGGTATTTGACCACCATTATCAGGAATATAATATTCTAAAGTATCACCTGCTGACACATCTATATCTGTAGCAGTCAATTGATAACTTACTGTTGAATTGTCCAATATGAAAAGTTGATTGTTTGCACCAACAGGCAGTTTGCCTTGGTTGGTTACCCATACAGGATTATCAGGACCTTCTAAATTTAATGTAAATGTTCTATCTTCTATTGCTTGACTAAGGCTGGCTCTTAAAACAAATTTAAATTGTGTGCTTCTAATTACTTCTAAAGGTGTGCCTATAAGTGATGTGCCTGACAATCTAACTCCTAATGGTAAACTGCCACTTATTAATGCTAGGTTGTCCACAGTGTTTACAGGAAGAGATATATTTAGGGCCGACTTTTCTTCAAAAGTACCCAAATTATGTCCGGTTGTGACTGTCCAGAGATTGCTCATTGTAACTGTATTTATGGTTTTTTAAATTAGGCTATGGAACCTAAATCAATATTAATGGCGCCAGGAGCAGTGAATGTTCCTAAATTTACAGGATTAAAAGATTCAAAATATTCTATCCAGTTTGTAATACCATCATTAAAGGTTCCAAAATTGAATCCAATTAACGAGTCTTGATCCCTTATATCTTGCCCATAAATTAATGAGTTAATGTTATTAACTTGAATAGTGCTAAGGCCCGTTATCGCGTTGTTATTTGCGTTTAAAGTGCCATTTAGAGTAGGGTTAGATTCATTAGCAAGTCTGCTGTCTATGGTTAATTGTTTAACATTGTTCTGTACGCCTAGTGCAGTTGTAGTTCCACCCGACCCTGCAAATTTGAATAAGTCAGATGCACCAAGCGGATTTACAACACCAGAATCTGCTGTGTATTGCACAGACACAATTCCACTTGAACTTATGAAAATTTGATTATCATCTGTTGTTATGGTAATATTACTATTACCTGCTGTGATGTTTTTAAACTTTAAATTGAATCCGTCTTTTTCTTTAAACACACCAGCAGTACCACTGGCATCAGCAAAGGCATTTGATGCAGTTGTTTGTTCAGGGTTACGAGCATCTAATTCTAAGAAATTATTGTTTACTTTTATAAACGCTTCTCTTAGATCATCACCTGTACCGTCGTTTGCTATGTTTCCTATGTTGATTGTGTTCACTGTCATATCAATATTTATCCTATGCTGTAAGGTCTTTGACCACTCAATGGAAAGTATGCTATTTTATTATTTCCACCATGGATTGAATAAGATGTTGTAAAGTCATCATTGTTTCCTGTGTCCACCATCTCTGCTTTTGCATTATCTATAAAATATCCTTTTACCTGCGTTGGTGTCCAATCTGGATGTGCTTGTAACAAGCAACCCATCATGCCACACATTTGTGGAGCCGCCATCGATGTTCCTGAATATTTTGCTTGTTTAAAACTGTTATTCCAATAATATGTTGATCCCATTGTTGTTGGTTGAGCACTTATAATTTGATCGCCTGCTGTATAAATTTCTACTGCTGGACCCGAATCACTAAAACCAACTTTTCTATCTTTGTATTCTACTCCGTCTAGTAAAGCAGTATTATCCAATGCTCCTACATCAAATCCTCCATTAATATCTCCAACAGTTGTTCCTGCATTTGTTAATTCTAATGTACTGCCACCTTCAAATGTTGACGGAGATTTACCTCTGTTGTAGTATACATAAAAAGGTGTTGTTCCTACATCAAAAGTGATATAGTTGTTGTAGTCTAAACCTCCTGGTCTATCTATTTTTTGATAATTGTTTCCAGCGGCTGTGCATACATGAATTCCATTGTCTATTAATTGTTCAACATCTGCATCAATAGAAGCATATTTTCTGCCAAACATATAATATCCATTTCCAATGTCGGGCCTAAAAGTTCCAACAACTCCATATTGTTGCAAATTAGTTCTGTCTTGATCAGTGAATGGAGTACCACGATAATTGCCACCTGTAATTGTGTAAGGTGTTCCTCCTGCCAACGACACACCATCAGGATTCACTGATGTGTCAATGTACCAACTGTACTGGAAACTCATGTTGACCACTGTGGGTCTTTTGAATCCAGTAGCAGGATCTACAGGTTTATTATTGTGCCAACCTATAAGACAATCAATTGTGTTTGACCATGAAATGTTATTGCCCGAATTTGCGTAAAGTGTAATGCTATAGATTCTAGCGTTCTTGGCCCATCCAAAATATTTTCCTGCCATTGTGCCAATGCAGTGTGTTCCATGACCATTTGTATCTGTGTAAAAGTTTGCTGGTTGTGTGCCTGATACTCCAGACTCAGTAAACCAATCTATTTGTTGCAACCTAGAGGCACCATTAGCATCTTGCCATTCAGGATGATCTGCTTGAATACCTGTGTCAACAACCACCATGTCTACACCTGTACCATCTAAAACATAATCATAGTTGTATCCTGATTGATGACTGGTGCTGTTTGAATAATAATTTGTTTCTTTGATGTGTCTTGCTAATCCCCAGTTGTCTTGTTGTCCAGATGATGTCGATGTTTTATTAAAGTCACCAGTTTGCACAGCAATCGGAGTAGGCTCTGGAATATCCGCAAGTTTTTCAACTGCAAGTATTCTGTTGTCTTGTTTTAATTTGTTTGCTTCTTCGTCTGTTAAGTTATAGTGAGTATTTCTTTTGTTTGTAATTCTTTCTTCACTGCATTGGCAGGCTCTGTCTGGAATAATATTAGAATCAACAGCATCATTACTGCTAGTGTCATTGATTAAATCGTTATGAACGTCACGCCAATTTGTGCTTTTTTTTACTGTAACAATGTATTCGTTTTGATCAGACATTTAATGCTCCTACACGTTGGAGTCATCAACAACATACTTCCACACACTGCCAGTATAGTAAGCAGGTTTGTAACTATTGTCACTAACTGCAACTATTGATCCTGCACTTGCAACAAATGATTGAAGTTGTGCAACTGTTTTTCCTTGTAATTTCATTGGTGCATCAACCTGCACTTCTGAATTAGGATCTAAAGTAATTGTTGTTGGTGATGAAATTGTGTAAGTTCCAACAAGACTGCTTGGTGCTTGAATTGTATTTGCTTCTATGCTAGTGGCTACAATGTTTGTAACAGATAATGTGTTACTGCCATCGTTCCAAGTCATGTTGCTACTTGCACCCAACACACCATTGTTGTTCCATTGTAATTGTGTGTTTGCTCCTGCTGGAGTGTGTGTAAACGTTACACTGTCAGCAGTTGCATCTGTGGTAATACTAATATTATCACCTGCAATAAATTCTAAATTATCTGTGGCTTGATCCGCACCAACTGTGGATTGAGTGCTAACAACAATGTTACCAAAGGCATTACCGCCTCCACCACCGCCACCACTTACACCTGCTATCTCTCCGTCAACGTAAGTTTTTACTGCTTGTTCAGTTGGCACTTTTGAATTTGAATTGCTTGCCAATGTTGCATCTGAACTGAATTCTGTAACTTGTTCACCTGTTGTAAATTGAATTGATGGTATGCTACTGCCATTGAATGCAACACTCAAAGTGCTACCACTCATTGAAGTTGATATGCCTGCACCACCGTATATGTTTATTTCATCTGTGGCACTTAATGCCGTGTACGAACCTGCGTCTGAATTTACTGTTTGAATTACATTTTGATCTGTTTCTGTAAATGTGTTGTTTAATGTAATTGTTGATGCATCTGTTCTAACAACTTCCATGTTAGTACCAGCGGAAATGGCTACATCATCAAAGCCTCCACCTGACTCACTTAATCTAACAACTGTGAATGATCCGTTAGTTTCTGCAGATAGTGTGTAAACATTTTGAGCCGTTGATGCCGCTTCAAACTCTAGTGTGTCACCATCTCTTGTGATTGTCATTCCAGTACCTTCTTTAAAGGTAATTGTGTCTGTTGTGGCTGTGTTAGATACAAGTTGTAATTTTTTTGTATCAGCAGTGTTACCATCAGCAAGGTTGACTGTGTAAGTTGTATTGTTGTCAACGCCTGTGATTGTTAATACAGTTGTTCCTGAAACTTCTGCGGCTGTTGTAGTAATACTTCCTGCACCTTCAAACTTAACTGTGTTTTCTCCTGCAACAGTTATTGGCACAGAGTCATCACCAGCAACTTGAATACCTGTGATATCTCCTCCTTGGACAACGATTGTGTCACCACCTGAAGATGTTACAGTTGAAAAAGTAAATCCTCCTGCACCATCAGTGGTTAGCACTTGTCCTGTTGTTCCGTCTGCGATGTTTAATTGAGTAAGTTGTGTTGGAATTCTGTTTGTTACATCTGTTAAACCAGCCACGTCAGTTGCAATAGTTGGTCTATTTGTTAAATCGTTGTATGAACCTGAAAAAGGAACAGAGTTAATTACAAGTGAACCTGTTGACAAACTAGATACATTTATTATTTGACTGTTTGCTAAATCTAGATTGTCCGAAGCCGGCAGTTCACTTATTTTATTGCCGTTGCTTGTATCTACTACTAGTGGTATTCTGTTTGCCATAACTTATCCTTATAATCCTGCTATTCTAGTTTTAAAATCTGCAAAGTCTGTACTTGCCGCGACTTCAGTTTTTAATGTTGTTAAAGTAATAACTTGTGGACTTATTACACTTGCAGGTATAACACTGTTGACACTATCAACTAATAAAGTTGAATCGTCACCAAATATAGATCCTTGCACATCACCTTTTGTTACAGTGATTCCTCCGGTTTCTAAATTTGTAACTTTTAGATAAAGTTCATCAAAGTTATCATTAATTTTATCAAAGGCGGTTCTTAATGGATCACCATCACCTTTGTTTGCACTTGTACCTATGTTAATATTTTGTTGTGCCATTATACTCTACCTACCACTGCTTCTATTACACCTTCACCTGCATCAGTTTTATTTTCTAATGCTTTACCTATAATAGTTCCTGCTTTTGCGTCATTGTCTTTAGTTGCGTAACCTACAGTAGATGAACTTACAAGTAAGTCTCCTTTTCTTATCATACCAATTACTTTGACTGGCGTTCTTCCTTGAAGTGCAACAGGAGTTACATTGTCTCCTTGTAATGCACTGTTCATCAAGTGTGCTGGATTTTCTGATACAACACCTGCAACTCTTGTGTCGCCTCTCAATGCTG